TTCCATCTCCATCTTCTACAATCTGAAGATCAGCATCTAACACAGTATTATCAGCAGAACTTCCTGAACCAATCCTAAGTAAACTCTTATATGTACTTGCTATTGTTGTCCCTGTTAATGTTCCAGTTGCCATTATATTTCTTCTCCTATAATTCCTTTTGTTATAGTTGTAATAGTCCAGCCAGAAGAACCAGCCCAATTCCAAGTATGTGTTGTAAGTGCATCATAATCATCCGTATCATCAGTAGACATTGCATCCCATGTTGGGCCAGAACCACCTGTCTTGCCACGTATTTTCCAAGCAGTAGGCATTATAGTTCAGGAACAAGAAGAACTCTTACGCCAGATTTACGTGTAGGTTTCTTCATAACACCAGAATCATATTTATTTTTAAAGAATGAAGCTTTTTCTAAATCTCCCATATCTTCTAATATCCTTGCTTTAACATATTCAAGAACATGAGGATGCATTAACTCATTGAGTCCACATGTAGTTTGAAGATCATCTGTAAGATTTACAGCTGTTTCATACTTAGAATGTATTGTCATTTTTATGCCATCGGTAACTGTGCTGTCTGTATATGTATCATATTCACCAGCTGTAATACCTTTTGCATCAGTTGAACTTGTCTTTCTCTCAACTATCGCAAGACGATCATCATCGTTATACCATGCATAATAACTATTTGGAGTATCTCTTTTTGCCATATTATGTTAAATCTCCTGTGCCTGAATCATCTGTATCTGATTTTAATAACTTATGAGGATCAGTAAGCTTTGGTATCATATTATATCTTGCAGTTGTTGAACTTGTATCGAGTATTTCTACCTTTACTATGTCAATTGTCCTAGCAGGAAGATCATACCATCTTTGACCAGAAGTTAAATCAGTTTTAGCAGATACAGTATAATGTTGTTTTTTAGATGAAATATCAAGTAGTGCATCATTAATAAGCTGTTTTATATATTCATATGGCTTTCTTCCATATAATATTTCTACTTGTTCAATTATATTTTTAACTGTCATATTAAGTTCCTTTTAAAGCTGCAATACCAGCTGCATATTGAGCTTGTAATTTTGTATACTGATCTCCATACCATGAATACTTAGCTGAGTCAGCTCCAAGCCTTGCATTTGCTTCTGCAATATATCCATTTGCAATTGCAATTTTAGTTTGAACTTCAGTTGCAAATCCTTGTGCTGCTGACATAAAGCCACTAGCCTGACTATTATACCCATTAGCTGTAGCCATATAACCTTGAGCTGCTGATAACTCTCCTTGCCATACAACAGCTTTTGCATTAATCCATCCAAATCTAGTGCTAGCTTCAGTTGCAAATGCATTAACCTCGGAAGAAAGAGTTTGAACCATTGTGTTCCATTCTGATATATGTGCTTGTGCTAAATTAATTTGTGTTGAAACTGCTGCCATTTGTGTTTGTGCCTGATTTATTCTTCCACTTGCAGATTGAAGATATGCACTTCCAAGTTCAGTATCTTCCTCACCAATTTTAGTAGTTGCACTAGAAAGTTCTGTGTCAACATCTCCTAGAGTTGCCTCTAAATCATAGTCTGCATGAAATGAATTACCATCTATATAAGCTATGGCTTTATCTATCGCACTTTTAACTTTTGTCATTCCGACGCCAGTTGTATATTCACTTTCATCTCCAAGGAGTGCAGGATCACCACCATCTGCTCTAAATTTTTGTGCAGCTGATTGTAGTAAGTCCAAAGCAGTTTTAATATCACTACTAGTAGTATCAGTAGTCGCTATAGCCTCTGCTATTTCCGTTAAAGCATTATCTACCTCAGTATTTGCAAGTGCTATTTCTGTTGCCATATTACCAAGAGCTGTTACCGCACTATCTACATTCGTATTTATAGTATCACATACAGCTTGTGTTTCATCAAGCTCTGCATTTGCTTTTGTAAAAGTTTCTGTAATATCAGTATTAAAGCTTGTAGACATTGTTGATTGATACTGTAATAATTGTCTTATAGATGCATATAACACTACAAGATGATCAGCTTCATTTGGAAAATTTGCAATTGTGCTATCTACATCTACATCTATGGAAGATGGATATGCTACATGATAAAATGAAGCACCATTACCATCAGGATTAGGCTTTATCTCAGCTTTATTATCTCTTAAAAAATATGCAGGATCATCGGCTACTGCATAATAATTAGAAGCAGTAGAATCATCTATTAAACTTGCATTTGATCCAGAAACTAATCTACATGGTTTATCATAACTTCCATTATTACGAGTGCAATAAAGCACTTTACCAACTGTGGCTGTATCAAAATCTAATGCAGTTGCACTTGTTACTGTTGTTTTATCAGAAGCTTGTTCTTGCATAGCAGCTGGAAGTTGTAAGATAATTTCCTTAGCAGCATCAACAGCCCACTGGTTACAAGCATCTTGATCTATAGTTCCTCCAATAAGATCAGTAATTTGTGCACTATATGTAGCCATTAACTTTTATTCCTTTGTGCTATATCTTCATCCATTGTTGTTTGATTAAATTCTACTTTTGTAGTACCAGACCAAGTATTACGCATGTTGACGTGATCTTTTACATTATTACGTTTGTTTACGTAATTACCACATCCACACCGCATATCTTTCTTGGTCTTGAATTCTCCTTTTTGTCCACATCTGTGACAGTAAAATATTATAGCCATTTATTTCTTTTTCCCCATTTTAAGCCCACGCATACGAGCCTTTTCTTTGTCGGAAAGTTTAGGTCTCGGCAGGGGCACAGCTTTTTGATTGGAAGGTTTAGGGCTTGGCAGAGGCACAGGCTTCATTTCTTTTCCCTTGAAATATTGTTTCTCAGGTTTTACATAAAACTTGCTCCTTCTTCCAGTACTTTTAACAACATCCCTAACATCAACTTTCTTAGACTTTACTTTTCCACCTTCTTTATACTGCTCTGTATCAGGAGATACTTGACTACGCTCCTTTGCATTTGATGTTGGAAAATCTGATTCTATACCTCCAAGTGGGATTGATTCTAACTCTTGTCCCATTTGTGCTGCTTCTAAAACAGCTGCATCATCTTTACCAGTTATTCCACCAGCTTGGTATTTTTTCTTAGGAGGTCTTCCAACCTTACTGCCGTATGTTCCTTTTCCTTGTGGCATTATATTCCCCTTTATTTATGAATGATCGCTTGAATCTCTTGTAGGCCATCCATATGGATTACTCTTGCCACCACTCGATTCTACTTTACCACCGCCTTTATAAGACTCTACCTTACCACCTTCTTCCGCTTTTTTACCAGAATATTTACGTCCATCCCATTCAAAATCTTTACCTTTAGCAGCTTTAAAGGCACTACGAAAATCCTTTGCAGCTTCAGATTTTTTTCCATACTTTACATATTCACCACCTTTTGTAGACTTTACACCTTTAGCACCTTTACGTACTTTACCTGTCTCTTTTGCCTTAGATTTCTTCGCAGCTTTTTCCTTCATCTCTTTAGGTGCTTTTTGATACCATTTTAATCCAGCTTCTTTTTTATAAGCTTTTTTAAGTCTTTTTCTCTTCTTTGCTTCAGCACCTTCCTTAGCAACTTTTTCTCTATTTTTCTTTACACGCTCTGCCTGACTATCTGTCTTTTTAGGCCCACCTGCTTTTGTGTAATCCTTCTTTGAATCATATACTGCCATTTTATTGTTCCCTTCTTTTTCTAGCATCGGACATTGGTAAATCTCCATGCTTGTTTATGTATTCTAACGTATCTAATGTACTCGCATTAACCGAGTCCCTTTTAATTATGTATTCTCCTCCCTCAGCTTCAATTGGAATGCCACCTTGTTCATGAGATGGGCCATTTAAAGTTCCACCATTTACAAAATTTCTTTTTGATCCTTTCAAACGACTTTTCTCCTTCTTGCCTTTGTTTTTACTAGAATTTTCAAATCCAGAGATTTCACCACTCTTATGAGTAGCATCCTGTCCATCGCCATTTCCATATGTGCCTTTATCTCTGTTATACTTATTTAGTTTAGCACGATATGTAGATTTATCTTTTTGGAATTTATCATATTCATCTTTATAATCTCTTGGCATTATCTAAGTCCCCTTCCACCACGTCTACGATGTCTATCTTGTTTTCCTCTACGTCTTTTAGCCTGCAATGTTATCTCTTTAGTAGGAGGCATTGC